AATAGCAGCTTTCATAGCGATTAAAAAATGGCTACCTACGTGGGATGCCGTGGAAATAGGCAGAATAGCCGAAGACACCATTAAACGCATCTTGAAAGACACGGTACGGAATACACCAACAGCCATAACTCAGTTACGGATGCAAATGGAAATTCCACCAACAAAAGACCAAAAAGACGTATGGAGTCACAACCAGCAATTCCAAGAAGCGATCAAAGAGTTTTTATATGCAGAACACCGCATGAATATTGGGGAGGTTATAAAAAAAGCAGCCGGGAAAAAAGCAGCCGAAAAAGCAGCTCTTATTGCGACAGCAGAAAAGGAAATAGTCCTCAAAGAAGCAAAACGATTGATAGCTTGCATGACACCATCTATACGGACTGGCATGGAACGATCTTATGGCCGGAAACCCTATGTTGAGAAAGGGTACCCTGAAGCTTAATTAGCTCAGGTAAAAAGATTCTCACGAGTTATTATCAAAATAATTTGAAATTAAATGAAAAAACTGATTTTTAGAACTATGTTTTCTATGGCCATATTCTTCGCAGGGTATATGTATTCATCAGGAAAACGGCAAATAGTTCTATCGGAAGACTCACCCAAAGAGAAAACCGAGAAAGTAGAAACAGTTTTAGCACGGGGGTTTAACCCATCTTTTGATTTTGACGAATTCTTAAAACTTCGATGGCTTAATGTTACTGTCGAAAAGAATTTGAACGAAATAGTCGTTAATGCAAAACAAATAGATTGGTCTCGGCCTCGATTTAAGATTAATGGGATCTGGGATACTACACCAGACTCACAATTCATAGAACTAGAAGACTTTGAAAAGTGCCCATTCCTAACTGAAACCGAGTTCGATATCTATGTTAAAGCTTATTGGGCAGACGCTCAATCCTAAGAAATGACACAACAAATGCAACTAATTCGTATGCTAAACGTGCGATTAAACAATTTGCTTAAAGCAAGACAGGCAGTAATTGGTATATTGGACACGTATGTCCGAGGGGATATATTCCTCGAAAAACCATTACAAGAATCCCTGGCCCGACTAAACGGTCAAATATTAGTTAAAAAAAATGCAATAAACAGTGTCGTAAGTAATCTTCCAGGATATAGTATGTGGATACACAGAAAAGTGTGTACATTATCTACAGAGGAAATTAAAGCAGGCTTAATTGATATTTCATTGGCAGAAGATGAAAGTTCAATGTTAAACCTAGAAACAGGCGTAATTGTTTCTAAATAAAATCGACCGGGTCAACCGGCACCGCAGGCAAAGCGGTTTCAATCAGGCACTCGTTCACTCATCGAACCAACGAGTTTAAAGAATCAAAGGGAGTGATCGAATCATAAGCGTGGAAAACTTATAGATGGAGCAGCAGCAATTCAAACATAATTGTAAGCGGGCCAAATAAATGAAGATTACCATAATATACAAGTAAACTCTCTTTGAGTGGGAAATATATTAGAGATACGTAATTAAGCGACTGGGGACTGCCGCATTATAAAATGTCCAAAACGATGGAAAACTGATGGTAGACGTCCTTGTCACCATAATCCTTAAATGGAGAAACGCGTAAAACAAGGTAATGGTATCTATACCTAATTAAAATAGTCACAGGTTTAAGCTTCTCAGTGTATCGAGAAGTGGGTGTCCAGGCCTCCCGAAGGTGCCAGCCCAGGCAAGAATAGAACAATCTAAAAGCCGTAGTTATGCTTCTATAAAAAGCAAGCCATGCTCATGGATAAAAAGAGATTCCGAGATAGACACGCGCTGAACGGAACAGTATAAATGTCGAATATAGATCGCAAAAGCATAACTATGCAAGGTTATACAGAAGCACAATAGATCTATAACATTAGCTCCCTACACCGCAATAGCAGTGATTAACCCATGCAAGATGGAAGATTAAAGGAGAACGTAAAATAATAACTATTAATAGAATACATAAACCGGCTAGTAATGCGCGGGGTGGAAATCCAATAGTTGAAGTTGTCTTTTTGGCAATTAAAAAACCAAAGGCCCATGGACCTAGATAGCGAACATATCATTATATTACTGGTTTTAAAATGAATGAAATAATAATAAAAACCAACAACCTAGTTATGCTTTCAAGGTTAATCGAAAGTTGTCCGTGCCTATACTAGTAGATAGGAAACGCACGTTGTAAGTGTGGATAATGAACGGAAAGGCGAAAGCCGAAACTGGCGAATTACAGTAATAATATGCAACTTAAACATGGCTAGTTAGGAGTACGACCTGCCAGACAGGAAAACTTCAAACCCACGATATTTGGGAAAAATTATATCATCAGTAAAAGAGTAGTAAGCTTTTACAGCATATTAGTACGTTCTCCTATGTCTTAGGATGAGCAGAAGGAAGCCGGAGGCTATTCAATCCATGCACCAGAGGATACTGGATAAATCAAGTGGAAGGTCAAACACTTAAAAACCAGAAAATAAAGAAATGAAGAATCATTCGATACAAGACGATAAGATAAACATTTCAATACCAAATCCGAAGTTTAGAAACCTGGTTCTCATAGAAGAATCAGTCCTTAATAGGAGAAGGCCCCAGAACAAGCAGGTCCAAACTGTACACAAAGTAGGTACTCAAGAATATGATTACTTACCCCTTGCTTATGGAGATATAGAAGGTCAGTCACTAAATAGGATTTAAAGAAACAAATTAGCAAACCATATCATTAGTAACTCAAGATTCAAGACTTGATACAATACAGGATTTTAGAATACCATAACCTCATTTGTTATAGGAGCTAATAAAAGATCCGTTACGAAATCTTTCAAAATATGTTCTTCGCCTTTCTTCGATACAAGAATGGCTTTTTAATTATAAATTATCAAATATTGACGGCTATTATATTTACTAAACCTATGCGGCCAATCGCAGAAAGTAGAACAGTGACACATGATAAATATAACTGGAATAGATGGAGTAGCCCATTATTCACCAACCGCTTTTATTTAAAACAAAACGAGCGCAATTAGAATCGTAAATTCGATGTTGTAGCACTCTGAGGTACAGATATCTCATATCGACATAAGGATTACATGCCCAACTCTTTGGAGAGTAATGGGTCCAGGAAGAGAGTGTAACTCTTCACTATTAAATTTATTTTACATGGTCGGAACAGATTAAACTCTCAGTAAGACCCAATTAGCGTTTTCAAAACACAGTAAATAATCAATATTAAAACACATAAAAGAAAAAATGAAAAATAATAAAAAAGTAGCTCAGCGGCTTTTCGCAGGCGCAACAATCTTCAATTTAGTGTCAAAACCAGTAGATATAAATCACAAAGCAAAAGACAAAAAATTGCGTATCGAAAAACTCGCTATCATTTGCATGCCAAAAGCACTCGTTGTTAACGAAGTGAAATTAACACATGCTCCAGGTGGAGCAGAGATTCTCATAGTAAACGGAGGTGACAACAAAGTCGCTTTTCCAAGTAACTACAAATTTGTGGAAGACGGAGGTAAATTCGATTTCGAAACAGAACCAGACGCATATTTCCCATCTTATGAAGAAGCAATCAATATTGCTAACGCAGCAAACGAAAGCGAAATTGCCCGCTTAACAGAAATTCGTAACGATCTGAACAATCAGATCAAGTGCTTAACCGACGCAAACAAGGCAAACATTGCCGCCTTGCCGTTGTACGAAGAAGAAGAAGACTAATCCGGGTTCGCAAGAACTCTTAATTCATATTCAATATGGATAAAAAGACAAGTCTGACAGATATTGACTTACAGCGTTTGTCTGAATTAGTTAATACCTACATGAAACCATCTGAGCGTTTTTCAATAAACGGAAAAGGTGAGGTATCTTTAGTAATTAAATCATGGTGGGAAAGAGTCTTTAAACGGAACTCAGAAGATCATTACGACTTCCTAGAAGTGGTAAATGTGATTGCTAAAGGAATTATGGATGCAAAGGGAGTAATCCCTTTCATAGCAACTACATGCGAGAGCTCTATTGATATATTGGTTGGAAACAATGATCGATCGGTAGTTATTGCAAAACTCTATACAGCTCATATAATAGACGAAGACCCTCAAATAGAGGAAGCAAAAATTATAGGTCAAAAGGTAACAATTGACACAAGACAAAGAATGCTTTCGCCTCATGAAACTATTTTCAGAAGTGGACCTAGCGCAAAAGAACTAAATGAAAACATCTGCGATCTATTAAATAGCAAAGGAACAAGAATTGTCATAAAAGACAGAAGATAATATTTTAATTTAAATAATAGATATTGTAACTTATTGATGGTTAACCCCTGAAAATTCAAACTGTATGCATCCGGGTAACTCCAATGGATAATTACATCAAGTATGATTTCAATATATAAAAAACAATATTTATTATGGCTTAGAATATTAGAAAGAAAATATAACGCAGCACTAACCTTAAACGGAAGGTGCTGCTTTGTCCTTTCAATTGAATAGGTAGGATGAAACCTATTATTCAACACGGGGAGGTTGCTTCAAGTCAAAAAAATAAACAATTAGTAATAATCAAAACTAAATAATTATCAAAATGACAGCACCTACTAAAATTACACCTGAAATATTAATCGCAAAACGAGAAATATTAATCGCAGAAATCAAAGCCTCATGGAACCTTATTATAAACAATAACGTGTTCCCAATAGGACTAATGCCTCTATATAACTTAGAAGCAATCTACGAACAAATCAAAAAAAATGAAATCGAATTAATCGAAACAAAAATAAAACTTCAAGCGACCAATTTCGGAATAACAGATTTGAAGGATATTCCTAAAAATAATGCGTTTTACTCAATCTTTTTATTGCAACAGATCAAAGAAAGAGCAGTAAAACTGGCAATGATCCCAACGAAGAAAGAGGAAACAGAAAAAATTGCATTCACACGCAAATTTATTGATACAGAAATTGAAAAACTAAATGCAGAAAAGATTGCATTAGAAGCATATTTATTGAAATTCAATGAAATGAGCGAAATTAACGATGCAGCATAAAAACAAACAAAGAAGTAATGGTAATATATACTAGAATAAGTATAATTGGGTTCAATTCCCAAGCTTTAACAAAAGACAGATAATTTAAAAAAAGAGCAAATAGAGTTCGTTAGCTTCATAAGGGTCTAAAGACTGGTGTTGCGTTACAGCATACAATTATAATACAGAGACTCGTAATCAAATTATTATAATTAGCTGGACAGTCAAGCGTAAAATCAGACAACGAGGCGCCCACGAAGCGCCTACAAGTTTGTAACTCCAAATTATCTGTCACCACATTAACTAAGAATATCATGAAATATTCAGAACTAACAATTCATCAAAAAATAAATTATAAAAACTATCTATTATCATATGCTAATTTTAATAAATCCAAAATACTCGAAAGAATATTAACAGACGAAATTAAAATATTAGAAACAAGAATAAATTGCCCGCTTGGAGAAATATTATTGTGTGGAAATAGAGAAGAGAAATTCATTTTTTATGAATATAAAAGAAAAAGAAAAAATGAGACCAATTGAAAGAATAGATGATTTTTTAAAGAAAGTCGATTGGAATGACCTGTTATACAACAGATGGAAATTGGATAAAGAAATTTATTACGATAAAAAAATTGCATATGCAATCAAACCAACTGTTCCGGAATATTGGAAAGAAAATCCAGACCAACGAATAGGTCAAGTACTTATAAACATGCAATTAGTGCCAAATGATATTATGATATGGCACGCAGAAGAACCAGACATTTTAATGTCACAAGGAATTGCACTAGAAGAATGTTTATATTGGACTTCAATGTACAACAAAGATGAAAAAGTATTAGACGAGCCGATAACAAGAAAGGTTAGCAGTTTGACTAAAGAACATATCATAAGGATAGTTGAGTTCATGAAAGAACACAACGGGAAATTATCTCCAGAAATGGAGCAGGCTTTCACAAATGTTTTAATGAAAGAATAACAGAATATCTCAAACTTTATCACACCACATTTAACTTAAAAAGTAAATAACGATGCTGATAGAACTAGATTTAGAAGAGGCAAAGCGCCTTGGAATTACAGTAAATCAGATTATATTAATCAGCTTATTAATGAGTAAAACTCCTATCAGACCCCTTTTGGATGTAATCCCATTAGATGAAGATGATATTAATAATCTGATAGACAAGGATATACTAACGAAAGAATCAACCTTTGACGAAAAGGATTTTTCAAAACTAATTATTACTGAAAACTTTAAGACTAAAATTAAAGTAAAAGACTATTTTACTGAATTCTTTGAAACATACCCGGCATCCGTGTTGAGAAATGATGGATTAAAAGATTATCTACGAGGAGATATATCTCGTTGCAGAAAATATTACGATAAAATAGTGGGAAACAGTAAAACAAAACATGACCATTTAATGGATTGCCTTAAATTCGAAATCGAAACTCGAAAGAGAGGGAATTCATTGGGATATATGAAGAGAATGGCAAAATGGCTATTGTCTGAAGAATGGTTATTATATGATGAATTTATGAAAGATAAAAAGATTAAAAAACATGCGGGAGAAGTTTATGGTACAGCAATCGAGTAGTAAAGTACTAGGATACAGACATATATCAACTGCAACAAATGAAATAGTTGGTTACATCCAGGACAGAAGAACTAAGAAGGTAAACTCCTTAGCAACAAGATGGCCTAAATTCAACCGCCTAGCAATGGGCGGAATTGAACCAAATGCAATATATGCCATAGCTGGCGTATCTGGATCTGGAAAGTCATCATTTGTCAATACATTAGAAACTGATCTTATTGATTTAAATCCACACGAAAATATAGTTATACTATCATTCTCGTTCGAAATGCTATCAAGCAGGCAAGTAGGTAGGAAACTATCGTACAAGCTAAAGAAAACTACATCAGAGTTATATAGCGCCTCAGAAAAAGGCTTAATAACGGACGAAGAGTATGAGGGAATACAGAAAGAGGCAAAAACAATAATGAGTTATCCAATTTATTATGTAGATTCGCCAGGAAATGTAGCAGAAATAGCAACAACGATAAAATTCTTTCAAGATACTCTTGCTAAAGGGAAATGGCTAGTAGTCATTATAGATCACACCTTGTTAATTAGAGGAAGTGGTACTGGCGGAGAAAGAGAAATTATTGTGGATTTAGAAAAAGAATTAATAGGGGCTAAAAAAGTTGGAAAAACCTCTATCATACAAATATCGCAAATGAATAGAAATATTGAATCACCAGAAAGGTTAAACAATAGTTCATTGCATTACCCTCAGCGCAGCGACTTATCATCAAGCGACGCTGTTTTTCAAGGTTCGGATTATGTTATAGTTATACACAGACCTGAAGTCCTAGGATTATTATCCTATGGTTACAACAATCTTCCCGTAAAAGATTGTGTATACTTACATTTTTTAAAAAATAGAGAAGGAGATCTCAAGATATTGAAATTTATCAACGACTTGAAATACAACAATCTAAAAGAACCGGAAGAAGAAGAAACTGAAAGGCCCCAACAACAGTTAGAAATAAAAATTTAAAAAGAAACAAGATGAATAATCGATATAATTTTACAGTAACATTACCAACAAACAAGCAAGACAAATTCGGTTTGAAAAAAACAGCATTTGTAGAAACAGTAATTGCAGCTTGCCCATGGTTAACAGTAGCCGGAATTGATACACCATTTAAAAATATTCTTGGAAGAGATATTAAAGGTGTTGATTACGCTCCAGCAGGAAGCCATTTGACTTTTGGTACTAGTAAAACACACGATGTAAATTGGATTGAAGATTTAGACTATTTGAAAGATGGTCACAACATGCCAAATTACGATTTAATGACAGAAACTTCAGGCGCACTAAAACACCTGGCTTTATTTGCCCAAAATCACAAACCGGCCAAAAAGGAATTTGATATTTACTCGTCACATTCAAGCTGCCCACTTTGTGGAAATATCACCGATGTAGAAGAATTTGCTTCTTGTACAAAAGTTGGTTACACAATCGTCCCAAAGGCAATTAAATACCCAACATTCTATAGTATTAGAAAGCCTCAGTACGTAACTGAATATACTATTACTATCGAAAACATATTTGCATAACCCAAACATGCAGATGGAAAAACAAATACTTATCAAAACATATCAATTCTATCAAATAAAAAACCATCTGTTACTTTAACAAAGAAACAGTAAAATGGTTATACTACCAACAATAAAGAACATACCAAAAATATTAAATCCAAGATTCTTAGTCTTGTTTGGAAAGCCAAAAACTGGAAAAACAACATTATTGTCCACTTTAGAAAACTGCTTAATCGTAGATTTAGAAGGTGGATCTGAATTTTTAGAAGCAATGGCCGTTCAAGCCAGAAGTGTAGCAGATCTTGGAGAAATAGCCACAGCAATAAAAGCAAAAATTGCAGAAACAGGGACAAAACCATATAATTACATTGCAATAGATAATGCTACAAGATTAGAGGACATGTGTTTACCATATGCCGCTAGTCTATATAGACAAAACCCAATAGCAAAAAACTGGACTGGAACTGATGTGAGAACATTGGATAAAGGAGCAGGATATTTGTACTTAAGAGAAGCTGTGAAAACAGTAATAGACAACTTTAGAAGCCTAACAGACCATTTTATTCTGATAGGGCATACAAAAGATAGTCTAATAACTAAAGAGGGGCAAGAATTATCTGAGATGCAAATAGATTTGGTTGGAAAGCTTGGAGATATAGTTTGCGGAGAAGCAGACGCAGTGGGGTATGTATATAGAAAAACAAATGAGACTATAATTTCATTTGAAGGAGGAGTAAATTCAGTTAGAGAAGCAAGAGCACCGCACCTAAGAGGAAAGAAAATAGTAATAGCAGATTCTGACAAGGATAATGTTATTACAACCTATTGGGATA